ACCAAACAAGGTAGCAAGTAACTCAGCATCTTCTCCCCAAACATGAAAGAACTTTTCTAAGAAATCAGGTAAAGATAATGTAACTTTAACTTGACTAGCTTTTTCAATGAACTCAGGAGAACGGTTGTCAACAGATTTCATAACTAATGTCTTATAACCATTTGCACTTCCGCCTTGAGCTTTATGCACTAATGCTAGGTGAGCACCTTCGTGTTCAAATGTAATATCTGTGAGCTTTCGTTTAGCTTTCACTTTATCAGTCATCTTGACCCTCTTCTAAATCTTCTGCATCAGCCTTAGCTCCAATACTTACCCAGTGTAGTTGCCAGTTTTAACTTCTGCCCAAATATCTTCATCTGTGAACTGCAATACTGATAACCAACTCCCTGCTTTAATAATTGTATCTCCCATTTGCATACCAACAGGAGCAATATAGCTCTCAGCAACAGAGAAAGCTTCAGTGTCAAAAAGGTGTAAAAGGTTTGCTTTACGACAATACGTGTTGAAGTTATGACAAGCTTTACGAACTTCATCTGCGTCATATACATCACCATGAAGATCAACTTCATCAGGAGACAGTACAAGGAATGTTGCTTGTTTTAATTCTTCTTGAGCTTGTTTGAAAATAGGAATGTTTGTCTTTTTAGGACGCATATACTTACCCTTATTATTGTAGTGGAGTAAGCTTATATTTATTATGTATTGCAATCAGTGTTGCTCATAGCTGTATTATATAACCAAGATATTTGTTTGTAAATACTTTAATTAAATATTTTTATAAATATAAGCTTTTATCATTACTTTTGTTTATTGTTTAGCAAAGGTTTCAGATTTCATCATCCAAAGCGTCTCTAAAATCTTTCGCCAATTGAAAAGCGACTTCTTCTCCATGTTTCTTAATGCTGAAATACTTCATAACCCTCTTACCATTTATATTTTTATAACCAACGTAAGAACCTTTGTGTAGTGACACTCCAACAATATTTGTTTTTGTATCTCTTACCGACATATCTGGCTCTAATGTTGGTGGATTATCTTTAATAAATTCTTGCATCCTAGGGTCTTCTGTAGGTATCCAACCTCTATCAAACCTCTTCCACATAGCATGAACACCACACCTAGTCAACCCTAAACGCCTTGTTGCAACAAACGCACTGTCTCCTTGAACGTATAGATCGTAAAGAACAAAACAGTGTGACCAAAATAATAAGTTCAATCTGTGAAGATCCAAAGGATGCTTACTATCAATAGTCTCTTTCTGACGCTGTGTTGAAATTTCCTGTCGAACTGGCGGAGGGGAGTTTTTCTTTGTTAGTTTGAACTTACATCTTTGTTCATCAGTCCAAGTTCCACCTAATAAAGGTTTCTCCCCTCCTTTATTAATATTCCAACCAATATGTTTTTCAGGACGGAGTTTTAACTCCAAAGAGTAGGCATCCTCAGCAGAACATTCACAAACAACATCAAATACTATTTCGTCTCCATACTTATTAATAGCTTTGTGAACGATAAAGCTATTTTTTGGATTACGAGCATCTGATTTGTGCTTACTGAATCTAGATTGTGGGTTATCCATTGTTGTAATGCCAACATAGCCTTCCGTAGCTATGTCTACATGGTGGGGTAGGTGTATCCAATAAACAAATGCCATTATCCTGAGTTGTCCAAATTATTATCGTTATCATTACCAACACTTGCCGTTCTTCGACTACCTTCTAGTGGGTTATCCAGCTCTTGTCCACTCTTACTTGTGGATTCCGTAAGTAGAGAGTTTAAATCAGTACCTTCTGGCAGCGAGTCTAAGCCTAAAAGGTTTAATACCCGATTAACCACAGGTAAGGTACGTGGGATTAGTCCAACACTTGCTGTTCTTTGTAAAAATTTTGATGTTTCCTCTAATGAAACAGATTCAAGATCATCAACAGCAATGAAAGGTAATCGTGTCATCTCCCAACCGTTCATGCGAGCAATTAGAGGGATTAAATGATGATTTACTACGTTGCAAATCTCTTTCAGTTTTGATTCAATAGCGATAGCTGATAAGCTGTTCTTAATATTACCTAGAGCATAACTACCTGTACTACCTTGTCCCATAAGTAAAAGATCTGCACTTAAAGCTGTAAGGATAGCGTTACTGTAGTATTGCTTAATGTTTGTTGTGTCATAAGCCTTACCACCTTCGTTCTTTAACAACTCAAACTTAAACAAAGGTTGTTTTGTTGTTTCATCATAAACTAACGGTAACACCATACCTGATTGTTGGTTCTGTTGAATATTACGAACAATGTTCTTCCACTCTTGATATTGAGCTTTAGTAGCATCATCGGCATCTTCTGCCATAATTTGCGGTGGAATCCATGCAACAGGAACGCCTGAAAGATCACGGTTCAAGCCCACGCTTTCGAGTTCTTCTACAGCAGTTTTATACTTCCATGAGTAGTAACAAGCTTTGAGTGGGGAATCACCAACAGGGGAGTCTTTATTCTTACCTAAACGGAATAACAAAAACTTCTTACGAGGGATTGTAATTTCTTCACCTTTAGATGAAAGTAATACTTGTCCACGTTTACCTGTCTTAGCTACTGTTTGAGTTAAACCAATAAGGTTTTGTTCTTCATCATAATTCCATTTAGAAATACTATCTTGAGAACGAATAGGTAATTTTCTAATACCAATCTTACCATCATTGAACAAGCTTCCTTTAGAGTGTAATCGTTTCCGAAGTACAATCTCATTCACACAGAAACCATACTTATTCATACTAGCAACTTCTTGAATGAAGTCTTGCCAAGATTGACCATCCATATCTTCAAATAAGCACTCACGAATGAAGTTAGCATAAGTTTGTTCTTCTTCACTCGCTTGTGGATGTGGTTTAACTTCAAAGTTAGCTTTAAGCATCATGTGCTCATAGTAATTCAAAGCTGAAGCTACTGTAGAGTCATAACCCATTTGCTTGTACGTTAAGATACTTTGTGGGAACTGCAACTCTCGTTTTAATTCTTCGTTGATCTGTCCTTTGCTAACTCTTAAACCAGTATAACCTAATTGTTGGATCGTAAAGCTTAGAGATTCTTTTGATGCTTTGGTCACATCTACAGGTGTACTAGCACCTACTGTTTCACTCATGTTTTATTCCTTGCATTAAAAATCTCTATCGAATGGGTTAGCTTGTGTAAATGAAGTTAGACTGAAAGACGGCAATACCATTTGTCTACTGATGTGATTGAACGCATCAGAGGTCGAATCGACCATATCATCGTGCCCTTTACGCCCACCATCGAATTGCTCTAGCTCATTTAAGTAATAGGTATTCCATTGTTCTTCTACAGAATAACCTTCGTCACTTACATATTGAACATACCCTGCTTCTGCCATAGCAGCAAAAGCACCGAAGCGTAGCACCTTATTAGCTTTAGGTTTAACTAGCCTTACGGTAAAACCAAACTCAGCTAATTTAGCTTGTAGTGTTTTAGCATAACTTTGTCCACCTGCACCTGCATCTAGGGGTAATGTAATTATTACATCCCTACCATCAGCAAGAGCTGTTTTAAGGATTAACTCCTCAACACCTAAGAACTTCTTACGACAACGTACTACATGCTCTACTGTATAAACTTTATTCTTATCTTTCGACATAAGAACCCCTGCTGTATAATCGGGGTCTTTATATTTTTCACTTGGTTCTGATGCTGCTAAATCCCAAGCCCTTACTCTCTGTACCACATGAATGGGAGGGTGTTTAATCATCTTAACCCAATCACGTTTAAAGTAACCTGTACCTTCTTCACGAGCTGTCCAGCTACCATAGAGTAGTCGATCTTGCTCAACACGAGATTGTTCTTTTAACTTACCAATATACGCTTTAGAGATGTACGGGTTATCGTAGACTGTACTACCAATAACACACATTGAAGTAATACCACTATCTTCTTCTGAACCATAAACAGCTTCAGCTTCTTTTCGTGTAGCATACCAATCTAAACTACCGTCACGTTGTTTGACGAAGTATCGTGTTACGCCACGCTTATCAGGATCAGGGATACCAGTTTCAGGGTCTAACCACCACCATACCCAATCTTTTAAGAATGAATCACAGTGAGGGTTTGTTGCCATACATAACGAAGCTTTATGGTACCTTTCAGCATCAGCGTTACGGTTACGAGAACGGAGATAAGTGATCATCTCTTCTGTAAATTCTGTTGCTTCATCGAATGCAATGAAGTCTGCTTGTAGACCTTTAAACTTCTCTTTTGCTGCTTCGTTCTCATAGTGAGAAAACTGCAATGAAGCTCCTGTTGAAAAGATTAATTTACGATCTTTAATTTTAATTTTTAAGTTGGGATCAACTCTACTATATAAAGCAATAGCGTCATCCCAAAGACCACCTTGTTGTAATAATTGTGTAGATGTCCTACGGAAGATTACACCTCTCGTATAAGGACAACTGATGTATCTTAAAAATCTTAATAAGATAGAATATGATTTACTACTACCAGCACTACCACTGGCAATAGTAATATCTGCCTCAGAGTTAATGAACAACTCTTGTGGTTTACTGGCAGGAGCAATTACGTCTCTTTCTCGTTGCATTGCTTCCCTACTTTATATTGTAGAGGGTGTTACCCCTCTGCTACTTTAAATGAAATGATTGGAGCTAGTGGTTTATCATCTTGATCCTCACTATCTGAATTACCACCATTTACAGGTTTGTATAAATCATCCATCATGTCTTGGTATGTTTTCATAATGAATACTGCAACTTTAACTTTAGTAGCTTCAGTTGTCTTTTCATCTTCAAGCATATCTGTAAACACTTTAAGAGCTTTATTATTTAATGGTTTTAATCGTCTAAGAATTTGTTTAAACTCTTTCTCACGATGTTCAGTTCCAGATATTGATTTTGGATTTACTAACTTATCAGCTGGAGGTCTTCCAGCTGAATTTCCAGATTGGCCTTTAACAAATGGCATTTAAACTCCTTTATTAGTTCAACAACTTAAATAATCTATGATGGAATTATGTCACCAGAACCGTCTGTAGCTCTCCACGCATCTGTTGGGTTACTCCCTAGTGCGAAGTAAAGCTTACCTGTTCCTGAGTTCAACAAGGTGCGTCCTTGCCATTTTTGAGTAGTATTTAAGCCAGATGTTGCGCTAGTGAAGTTTGTTGATGATGCAAAATAGCTCTCAATCGACTTCCCCATACTACCCCACGCTGTTCCGTTATATTGCCACCCGATTTCAGCCCCTGTAGTCACGTTTATATTATAGCAAACATCACCCTTAACACCTGCTACGGTAGGCTTAACTGCAGAAAACGAAATATTCTGCCCTTGTATTCTAAATGCTGTTGCGTCTATTGTTCCGTAAACAATACCACCATTTTCATTTATGTTTGCTGGCTCATACCCTGCAACACGACTACCTAGTTGAACTCTAAAACCTGTAAAAACACAGTCTGCTGTGGCTCTTAGGCCAGCAAAAATACGACCCTCTGTTCCAATGATTTTGTGGGTAATTACAACTTGCACCCAGTCGTTCGGGGTTGATGAAATATAATTACCTACGGAGAAATAGACATTTGTACCACTTGTACCAGTGTCAAATCCTATACGAATTGCACCTGTTGTAGGTGTTAAATTCTTAACCCACGCAGTAAAAGTGATAGTTTTTCCAATAAAATTCGATAAAGTGTCAATTATGTTTCCAGTTTTACCGCTTTCATAGATGGACTGATAAACACCCTTATTCCCACCGGAACTAAACAACTTTAATCCAGTTTCAAACCCTAGCGCAAGAAGGTTTTACATCCCATCAGGAACAGTTTATGCAAACATTGTTGTTCCTCGAAATTATGTTCAGTTTTTGGGAGATGGCCTCGGTGTTACCAAGTTAATTGGTTTTGACCCAGCAAAATCAACAATAGACTATGCAAAAAAACTTTATATGTCTCTTGACGGAATTTCTGTTTTTCAGACATATGGAGCTACTGCATCTGTCGTCAACGCAAGAGATTCTCGTTACATCGTTTATAATGAAGCAGAGGTATTTCAATTACCGGATGCTCTTGGAAATTACAGTTACTCTGTTCGAGGACTAGACTTACGAAAAGATACATTCCCTTGGACAGGCTACAATTATTTCAATGGATCTAGGTTTAATCGCTGTTCATATGGCGTTGATGTTGATACTTCTGGTGATGTGGCGTCAGTGATGTTTTTTAGTAATTGTGTTTCGTCATTCAATGGGCACTTTGGTATAAAGATTGTTGGCGCTGAAGTTGGAGGAATGAATAACTGTGACGTT